CAAAAGACAAAAGCGGCTTCGGCTATACCTGAAAAACACCATGCTTACTATACTTTGAGTATATTCCTACATGGTGTTTTTGTCAATCGTCAACTTATGAGTTTCTCGATTTCTTCCACGGTAAAGCCCAACTGGAAGACCCTTGCATTTTTATCCTCTTTTTTCACAAGCTGCACAAAGAATATCTCCCTTTCGCCTGTCTTCTCGTTAATGCGTTCCTGTTCTTCAACATGGTGGGTTTCGTCTTCCTTTCCCTTGTCCTTATCGGAAAGTTCCTTTGTGACTGTCCAGTTAAAGCGGTCTGCCAAAAGACGGCGCAAAGCCTTTTTGGTTTCTTCAGGAAACATTTCTAAACAGTTCATATAGTCCTGCTTCGTCGCCAAAGATTGTGGAAAACCTCTCATTTTATACCTCCATTATGAAAGTGTGTAATATTTATCAATTTTTTTTACCGTTGTAATAAATGGTATTTTATCCGCATACTTTTCAAGCATACTGATAATTACGCCGCTCCCAGTAAAGAAGATTCGTTTACGCTCGTTAGCCTCTTCATAGAACTGAACCGTAGCGCACTTGTCGCCGTGGTCTTTGAACTTTGAAGATGTAATTTTTACCGCAGAAATAACAATTTCCTTATTAAGTATATTATCAATTCGCTCTTTATCTCCTTCCAACGGTTTTTCATCATCTGCTGCAAAATCGCTAAACCGCTCCAACGTATCGCCTCCTTATTTCATTTATCCGCATACTTTTTTTCAGGTTGTATGTATTAGCATGTTTCAGCCACCCTGCTATACTATCAATAGCAGACCTCATTCCATCAACTGTTATTTGCCCACATTCAAACTCTCCCGACAATTCTTTTAGCCGTTTAACCTGTCTTTTTGCCGTTGGTTTTCTTACCAGTATATAATTATCAAAATGTCGATAGCCGACAAAATCAATACCCTGTTTTACATTAAAGACATCAGCCTTTGAGTATGTTAATTCAAGATTCCTTCCGATAAAATCTTCAATTTTCCTTCTGCAATCATGCAAATATGCTTTGTCATTACCAAATAAAAGAAAATCGTCGCAATATCGTATATAGTCCTTTATTCCTAATTCCTGCTTGCAATAATGGTCTAGTGGCGTAAGGTAAAAATTGCCGCCCCATTGACTTGTATAATTCCCAATCGGGCAATTATAGCCGCCTGGAAAACTGAAAATAATATCGTCCATTATTTCAAGAAAATCTTTGTCTTTAAATTTGTCATGGTACATCTGCGACAAAACATTTTGATTGATTGAAGGGTAAAAATGATGTATGTCGCACTTCAAACAATACTGATTTCGCCGTACCGCTTGCATAGTTCTTAAACTCGCCGCCGTCTGTCCTCTTCCTGCAATGCAAGCGTAACTGTCTGAAATAAACAGTTTTTCCATAATCGGCACTAATATATTCATGATTGCGTGCTGCACAATTCTGTCAGGCGCATACGGTAAAATGTAGATAATGCGCTCTTTTGGCTCGTAAATCGTACGGCTTTTATATGGAGATGTATGAAATTGTTTTGTTATTACAAGCTGCCGTATATCTTCAAGGTTTTTGTCAAGATTCTTTTCAAACTCAATAACATCATATCTTGATGTTTTATGTTTTCTTGATTTCTGTTCGGCAAGATAAAAATTATCTTTTGTAATAATCAACTGCCACAAATTACCGTATCTTTTCATACTTTCCTTATTAAAAAACAAAATATAGTATTTCCAGTCTTCGCGCCTGAACGCTACCAACTGGAAATACTCTCCTTTTCGTATTTTGGCATTCCGCCAAGGTCTAGGATTCAGCCGGAGTTCTCGCTATTTCAGTACAAGGAGTAAGTACCATTTCTTTGAATCTCCGTATCGCACCGCGCCCCCCATTATTCGCATTCGTATTCGACCGGACATTATTCGCATTGCGACTGCGCGAACCGCAATTCGCCGCATTATTCCAGTTGCCACCGAAACGAAGGGCGGTATATAAACCCTTAACCTAAGTAAAGTTTTTGTGTCGCTACTTTCGCGTCGCAAAAACAATATACTTCCAATAAATTTGTAAGGCAAGCCCCTAAATTGCTCGCCTTACGCCCTGCGCCTTACAATCAGCACTTTACGCCCGGCGGAGAACTCGGCTCGCACCGCGCCCCCCATTATTCGCAGTCGCAAGCGACCGGACACCACTCGCATCGCGACCGCGCGAACCGCAATACGCCGCATCATTCCAGCGGCCACCGAAACGAAGGGCGTATGAAGAACCGTATGTTTTACCAAATGCGCCGTTTCCATCGTATACACTTGAGTCAGAACCGCCGCTCGCACTTACACATTCCGACCACTGCCACACTACGCCGCAAGCGTCTTCCACCCCGATAAAACTTATTATACGCCTATCAGCAGAATCGTTGTGTCCGCCTGTAGTTATAGGATTGGCAGCCCCCTTGATAGACGTACTTTCGTTTGAACCGCTCGCGATACTTGCAAATTCATAATCCCACAAAAGACGCTTTTTAACCTGCCTCATGTCGTCCTGATGATTCTGTTGTTGTCGTGTATTAGTAATTGTTCCACCAAAAGCACTAGCAGTCAATTTTCCTTTTCCGCTCTGCAAATACACATCTACGGCAATATCAGTGTCTTTGTCGTAGACCATTCCTTCACTTTCTGAATACGGACGGAATGACAGACAGAAAACAGATTCTGGAAGAATATCACCGGCAACAAAGCCTGCTAAAGGATGTGCCACTGTAAGAACGTCATAGTTGGCATTTGTTGCTATTGCAGAAATTGGCTTGTTGTAAAAGGCGTAGAATCCATCTTCATCATCAGAATCGTATTGCTTGACAAGATAATTGTTTCCTACAACCTCTGTGCCAGGAGCCGCGGCTATCTTTCCTTCCAGACTGTCTCCTGCGTCTGCGCAAAGCGTTGTAAACTGTCCAATTTTTCTTGTGTTGTTTGCGTTGTAATCCGCGCTAATGTCATTAGGATATGTACTGTTGCAGCTAACAACAAGTTTTACGCCGATTCCATCGGGAACAAGATAGATGTAAAAGTCACGTCCGTTAAGCTGCCCTGTCCTTGTACTGCTTGCGTCTGCTGCCGTCTGCATACCTTCCGACAAGTCAAAAACCGTGTCCGTGTCAACGTCAAACCAACGCTTTTCTGTGTTTCCGCCATCGGTAATATCAAGCCTGATATGTACATCTTTTTTAATTTTGATAGACTTGTGGTTTGCGTCTGTAAAGTCAAACGTCATAAACCTTTCTTTGCCGAACGGAAATCCTACGCCGTTTGTGCCGCTATTCCTAGCTATCTCGCGGAGTACCTCATAATACCGTGCTATGTCGTCAGTGTCTTTAGGCGCTGCAACCTTTGCGCGTCCGTTTTCATCCCTTACAATAAAGGTGTTAGCCTTTGCAAATGGTGAGATTTTGCTTTCGATAAAGTTCAGTTCATTAGTTCCAATCTGTTCAAAATCGCCGTTAAGGTAGAAGACTTTTCCCTTGTTAGCCGTTCCTGCCTTAACAAAAACCAACTTGTGCCTAAATGCAGCCGGGTTTGTTGCGGTAAATCCTGCATACCTGTTCCATGCGCCAGACTGGACTTCGTAGAAACCGTTTTCCACTGCGTTTGTCTGGTCTTTAAGGAAGACAAGCTGCCCGATACTTACGGAAACGCCGTCTATCATCATTTCACCGCCGGTGGCAATGTCAACGTTTGCAGTAGAACATGCAACAGGCAAATTGTCGATGAATGAGTACCTTGAAAGTATGTCATTCGCATAGCCATACAAGCCGTTGACGTTGCTTGCTAAAGCCAGTATAAGGTTTGTGGCGCTTTCGTTGGATGTATAGTCAGTGCCGTGTACGCTCATGCTCTGCCCGGTGGGGATGGAAGAACCTGCCACCTGTCCTGCCCCAGTACCAAAGTCAATGTTGGAAGCCTTGATAGAAGCAGCCTTGTGTATGCCGTCTTCGTTATGCTGCACCAAGAATGTCGAAAAAACATCTGCAAGGAAAGAAGGGTTGAAAGTTGATTTTGTGTTTGTTGTCCACCCTGTATTGTCCTGTCCATACTTTCTTGCGTCAATATTCTCAATAAGGTCTTCCGTTATATTGTTAGTCCCTGCCGGAATCCTAACCTCTGCCAACTTGACAAATTCCGCGTCAACTGCCGGGGCTGCCTGTGAACCGTTTGACCCCCTCTTTACAACAACAGAAAGTTTAATGCGCTTTTTGGTGTTTACAGTAAGTGTCGTCTTTGTGCCTGTAGAAGGGTCATTGAATTTTCTTGACTGTGAATCATAGCCTTCTTCAACACCCTTTACTTCCACAATGTCTATGCGGTCCAGGCTACTGTCTGCCTCCTCAAACGATACCGGCTCTGTAATGTTTGTCTCTACAACACACACGCCAGTACTGTCTTTGAACGCATAAATAGGCTCTATGGAAACATTCAAGCCTCCAGAGCCATACGGCTTAACCTTGCCGCCAATAACGAAATCCCCTGCGGAATTGGACAAAACCGCCTTCAAAGCTATTGCCGCATTACTGATAGCTGAATCATAGCCGAATGTAACATCAACTGCCTTCATAATCTCGTTTTCTGCTGCAATAGCGGTCTTAAAATTAGACATAAGCCACTCCTTGTATTTTAGTCGTCTTGCTCTCTCGTTAATATTTCAATCGTGCTTGTTATTCCGCCCGGTTGAACTATATCCAACAATTCCTGGTATATTTCTTCCGCTTCCTTGCCGGTTGCCCCGAAAATATACGCATTGTCAAAATAAGACATTTTGTTGTAGTCTACGGTCTGAAAATCATCACTGTTTACCGGCGACTTAGGCGCAAGCGCTTTCTGTTCGTCCAGGTAAGTCATGTTTTCGTAGCCGTCCAACGGCTCAATGTCGTTATTTCCTTCTGTTACAATCGGGCTTTCGTCTTCCTGTAAAGGCGAATCGTCCAGATAACTCAAAGAATCGTAGTCAATTTCCCTTGCGTCTTCACCGCCGGGCGAATTATACCCCATACTTTCCCAGTCAAACGCTACAATGTCGTCATTTGTTCCAGGCGCAAGGTTTGCAGTTTCGTCTGAATACACGCCTTCAAAAACTGCAATCAAACTGAACGTTGAAGCCCCTGTCTTTTCATTCAGCCGTACATAGTCAAGAAAAGCGTAATACCCAGGCTCATAAAGGAATATGACTTCTACATTGGACACGTTCACGTCTGTAATAAAGTAGAAGCTTTTGTTCTCCCACTCTGTACTGTCATAGCGCATTGAATATTCTGTACTACTCCATGCGCCAAACTCGCCTCCTTTTGGATTCCAATACCTGCCGTTATTGTCCTTTATCTGGACACGGATGTTTCCCTTCAAAAAGAAGTGCAAGAAGTAGCTTGTGTCACCCTTTACATCTACCGCCTGTTTGCACGTCCCGGAAGCGTTAAACAAAACGCCTGTTGTCTCCTCAAAACGCGCTTCCCTTTCGTAACTGCAATCCGAAAGTTCCCAGGCATTTTGCCGCTCAAAGTTTCCATCAAGAAGAAGGTTGTCTTCAAACGGCTCTGTATTGTTTACAAGCCAGATGTTTTGGTTGTTGAAGAAACTCTTGAATATATTAAGGATATTCCACTTGTCACCCCATACCCTATCGCCATGCCGGTAAAAAAGCAGCTCATTTCTTTTTAGGAATGTACTTTCGCTTTCATTCCTTAGCTTAGTAAGAACTGAAAATAGTGCAAGCGTCTTGTTAAGCTGCTCGCCTGTCTGCTCGTATATGCTCTTGTTTGCAACCCAAGATTTCCTGGTATCTTCCAAATCAGAGAATATTTTTTCTACCGTTCCGCCGCCCTCTCCGTCTGCAAGCAAGGCTTTGAATATTTGCCCACCTTTGTTGACTACAGAGGGAAAAACGCTACGAATAAAATCACCCACCGAATTAACCATTAGTCAACCTCTGTCAAAGTGATGGAAATTGTACCGATTCGCGCAATCTGGTTAATTTCCGGGTTGATGTTGTTTGCCGGAGAAATTACGGCAACATCGCGGACATAGTTCAAGCCCCTTACCTTTGTTATGATTGAAGAAATTACGCAGCTTTCCCCGATGGTAAGAGAATTGACATAAGACGTAACCACGTCCTGAATCTCCATTCTTGCCTCGTCCAAGTCCATAGAGA